CGATGAACTAAGAATTATGAAAACATCTGACGATGCAACTTACTATGGTGTCACAGGCTCTATTGATGTGTCGTGGAATAGTAAAGAGGTGAGCATTGTTGGTTCGAATTCAGGCGGAATTGTTGATGGGACAATCGTTGAGATAAACGGTGGAAATTTAGACTCATCAACCCCCATAATGGTCGTGAGCGGTAGTGGTAACGACAATATGTCTATGGCAAATTTGTCTTTTAACTGCGGTGGTACGGCACAGCATGGGATAGAAGTAACTGGTGCAAGCAACCATTTTGTATATATTATAAATTGTAGGTTTACCAATGCAACAAGTCATGGTTTATATACAACCAGCCTTGCAAACTATTGGAGTTTTATCAACTGTAGATTTGATAACAACGGTGGAAACGGATTAGATGCATATGGGTCACAGTTCAGTCTAACTTATAAGTGTCTGATGGATAATAACGCTAGTTCTGGGTATAAATCTGGTCAGTCTTCTCGTATAGCAGAGTGTGTTATGTATAATAACGGCAGTTATGGAATGGAGGCTAGCGGAAACAGTTCAATAGTTTGCAATTGCATAATAGATAACAACGGTTCAGTCGGTATCAAACAGTGGGGGGGTGGTACAGGAAGATATGTGGATAACGTCATAAGTAACAATTCAGGCGCAGGTCTTAATGTCGGGAATGCAAACGCAGATACAGTTTGTTTTAACACAGTGTTTGATAACAACTCTAGTTCTCATAACTCACAAAATCACTTAATATTACATAATTTTGACAATGCAGGTACTGTATCATATGCTGACGCATCAGCATTTGATTTTACTCCAACCTCCACTTCATCAGTGATAAATAAAGGATTTGATATGCACTTTAAGTGGTTTGGTTCTACAAGCGGTGATGCTGGAGTTGGGAAGTTCGTGAATGAAGAAAGTGTTAGTATTTTTTAGGAGGTTTATTATGGCTAGTCCAGTAGCAAGATTATTTACAGATTCAGCAGGTGCAGTTATTTTAGCACCAGGCGGTGGTAATGTATTTGTCAATGGTCAACCAGTTTCGGTTGCAGGTGATATTGTTCAAGGACATGGTAGGCATGCTCATTCTGCACCTACTATATTAACTGGTTCTAGCACAGTACGTGTTGGTGGTAAAGGTGTTGTCAGAACAGTAGACACAGCAACTTGCGGTCACGATGTCATTTCTTCTTCTAATGTATATGCAGGATAACTAAATTATGTCACTTTATTCACATGAAACATTTTCTACAGTATTAACTAACCCTGATGGTACTACAGGAGCAATACCTATTTCTTCTCCACCTTTGTCTGAAGAAGAAAAAGATGTAATTGCTTTAGCATTCGGAACTACTAGTCCATTCAAAAATCCGATGGCCGATTATATTATTGACAGTCAAGATGGTTTATCTGGTGCATATGCTCTTTTGGTTGCAAGGAATGAAAATGAAGACGACGAGTTGTATGGTCTACTAACAACTACCATTAGTAATGTTTCGTCGCTACATAACAATTTAAATAGTAGAACCATAGACTCCAATTTTTTAAATCATACTAATAGACTTAGTGGTACTTCTGGTGGTAAAACTTATTTAAATAATGACGGTGGTTTATATGGTTTTGGTGGTCTTCAAGGTATAGCATCTTCCTATAATAGTGTCCAAGAGGCTATGAGAGGACAAACAGCATCAGTAGAAGATAACTATTCAATATTTTTTACTAGTATATTGACTGTAGGTGAAAGTATAATGTCTGACATTATGAATTTCGGAAAAGATGGTTCTGGTGAAACTGGACAAATCGGTGGTGTTACAATTAGTGAATTAAACGCTGACCAAATGTCAGTGATAGAAACTACAGCCTTAGATTTGGGTACGGCCATTGCTGACAATATCGATACAGATAACACTCAACTATCTGTAGCAGTGGACTACCTCAAAAAATTCGGTAACGGTATGCGTATTTTGGGTATGAACAAAGACATATATTTTGGAAGAAAACTTTTAGATGTAATGCAAACAGATGTATTAGAAGACGAATTGGACGATTTAACTTGAATATAAATATTATAAATACAGTGTATTTTATATTCAAAAATTTTATTAGGAATTAAATGATTTTACTAAACACAACAGAAACAAATAACCAATACGGTATTGACGTGATGGGGTCATGGGTTGAAGTAGGAATGGTATTGGCTGCAATTGGTGTTGGTGTATTTTTAGCGATTCCTGCTATTAAATCAATAATTAATAAAAGAAGAACAACCTACCCCTGTTCCCAAAAATTTAGAAAGACCCATTCTAGAATTCATGAATTTTTAACTGAGATTAGGGTTAAAATGCATGCTGACCGAGCCTCTGTGCTTCAATTTCATAACGGTGGAAAATTTCTGGATGGTTCTTCAGTAAAGAAATTTTCTTTAACACATGAGTCATGTGTGGTTGGAATATCAGAATCAATGGCCTTGAGGCAAAATATTTTAGCATCTACGTTTGTTGAAGCACTAGAACACTTATCAAAAGATGACCCAACAATAGAGGCCACCTCTAATCTCCATGATAGCCACTTTAAAAGACATTTGGAAGCGAATCATACTTTAGTTTTTTCTCTAGTCCCTATAAAAGATGTGAGAGGTGTATTAACAACGGGGTTTTTATTGGTTGAATGGTGTAATTGGGACAAAGCAGAATTAATAAATGACGATAAAATATTGGTTGAAATACCTCAATACGCAAGACATATAGAAGGACAACTATACTAATATGGCTAGATGGAAAGATTTAGATTTAAATTTCACAGCACATCCTGTTACAGGTGATTTAACCATATTAGAAGATGCTGATGCTGTAAAAAGGTCAATAAGAAACATTGTTTATATGTCGGCATACGAGAAACCTTTCCACCCAGAAATAAATGTGGGTATAAGGGATTTATTATTCGAACAACTATCACCAATCACAGCATTACGTATTAGAGAAAAAATAATTGATTCAATAAAAAATTTTGAACCCAGAGCAAGTCTGATGGAAGTTCAAGTTTTTGCTGATGCTGATAGAAACGCATTTGCAACAAAAATATATTTTAGGGTAGTTAATCTACCAGACCCTATCATGCTTGATTTAACACTAGAGAGGTTAAGATAATATGGCTACTACTAATTCAAATTTAACCATTAACGATTTAGACTTTGATGCAATCAAAAACAATCTTAAAAGTTATATGTCTGGACAAACTGCATTTGCGGATTATAACTTCGAAGGTGCTGGTATCAACATCCTTTTAGACCTTTTAGCATATAACACTCATTATGAAGCCTTCTATAATAATATGATTGCTAATGAAATGTTTTTGGATAGTGCTATAGACAGAAGTAATATTGTTTCTATAGCAAAGCACTTGGGATATGTACCAAATTCAGTTAGGGGCTCTAAAGCAACGGTAAATGTTGTTCTTGATAGTGTACCAGGCGATTATCTTTCTATAGGTAGTGTTTTTTCAACGACCAAAGATGGTGTTAATTACACATTTGTAAATACTGGTACTGCTACTATAGATGCAGAAGCATCTAATGGATATCATATTAACAATTTGGAAATAACTGAAGGTAAATACGAATCATATTCTTGGATAAAAGATGATAAACAATCAGACCAAAAATTTACTATACCTTCATCAAACGTGGATACAACAACATTAGTAGTCAGAGTACAAAATTCTACTACCGATGACACTGGTTATACCGATAGTTGGAATTTGTCTACAAATTACAATGAAGTTAAATCCACAACTAGAGCATATTTTCTTCAGGAAGTAGAAAGTGGTAAATTTGAAATTTATTTTGGTGACGGTGTAGTAGGTAAAAAACCTGATGATGGTAATTTAATTACTGTTAGTTACTTAACCTCTAGTGGTTCTGTTGGTAATGGTATAGGTGTTAACGATGCAAGTGGTTCTAGGTCATTTACATATGGTTCTGGTAATGTGGTATCTGTGGTATCACCATCAGCAGGTGGTTCTGAAAGAGAGTCAATTGATTCAATTAGATTTTATGCACCACTATCATATCAAACTCAGGGTAGAGCAGTAACCATAGACGACTATAAATCAATTTTAGTCAATGACTATCCTGATATTGACTCAATTAGCGTTTGGGGTGGAGAAGACAATGACCCACCAGAATATGGTAGAATAATTATTGCTTTTAAACCGTCATCGGGTACTGTTGTTTCACAAACAACAAAAGACAGTATCATTGATACTTTGGTTTCTAGCAAAAACATTGTAGGTCTTCAGGCTAAAATTGTTGACCCCAATTACATTTATATTAGAATTAATACAGAAGTCAACTACAACCCCGATTATTTATCTGTCAGTGATGAATCTCTTAAAACTTTGGTTAGAAACGCAATAATTGAGTTCGGTGATACTAACCTAGACAAATTTGAAAAGGGCCTTAGATATTCAAAACTCATTAAAGAAATCGATGATGTTGATACAACTGCTATATTTAGTAATGAAACATCGTATAATATGGAATACAGACTCTACCCTGTTGAAGACCCAGTTAACGCTTCATATGTCATAGATTTCTTAAATCCTATATATCATCCGCATAGTGAACACTCTGCTGTAATTAGTAGTACAGCGTTTTCTTATACAGATACATCAGACAACACCACAAGAACAGCATTTATTGATGATGATGGAGATGGACTTTTAAGAACTTGGTATTATCTAGGTGGTTTAAAAACAATAATTAATAATAATATAGGAACTATAGATTATGTTAGTGGTATGCTAAATATTAACAACATCACTATTAACTCTGTGATTTCTGATGCATTTATTAAAATTATTGCTCAACCCGCTAATAAAGACATAGACAGCAGTAGAGATACAATCTTGTTGATTGATAGTGATGACTCTACTGCAATAAAAGTAACAACAACTCCGAGCACCTATTTAATCTAACCATATGGCACTAATTCCTCTACATCTTGGACAGGATGGTATCACTCTTCATGCAATTAGTGGTGTGTCTGCTTGTGTTGACGACGGTGCATCCCACCAAAACCAAGATAGAATACCCGAATTTGTTACTACTGACCACACGTCTTTTATGACTTTTTTACAAGCATATTATGAATGGATGGAAACAGAAGGTAATCCTAAATATGAATCTCTTAAAATGTTAGATAGAAGAGATGTGGATGATACTGTTGATGATTTCGTTAAATACTTCTCTAGAGAATTTATTCAGAATTTCCCAGAGGTATTTGCTAGTGCCAACACAGATAAAAGAAAACTTATTAAGAACATTAAAGATTTTTATGAAGCAAAAGGTACTGAGAAGTCTTATAAGTTGTTGTTTAGACTTTTGTTTGATGAAACACCAGAATTTAAATATCCAAGCAATGAAATAATAAAAGCATCAAATGCCAACTGGAAAGAACCATTAGTATTAAAACTATCTAAAACTAACGATATATCAGATATATTCGGAATGCTAGGTAGAAAGTTGGAGCAAAGACATCCGTGGTCTAATGAAGTTTTAGCATATGGATTTATTGAAAACATATTAACATACCATAAAGAAGGTTATGGTGTTATTGAGGTGGAATTATCAAGTATATTTGGTGACTTTGAATCAGAGAAAGAAGTTCAACTCACCTTATCTAGTGGTACTACAATATACGAATATGTTTACCCAACCGTAGCAAATATAGGGGTTTCTTCTGGTGCTAGTGGTTCTAATTATTCTGTAGGTGACCAAATTACTGTCAGTGGAAGTAGCATGGGTGTTGGTGCATTGGGAGAGATTACAGCAGTTGGTCTTAGTGGTGAAATAAACAGAGTCGAATTATTAAACACAGGTATCAATTATAGGTCTATAGAAGATTTAACCGCTACTATTAGTTCTAATGGTGGTACTGGTAGCGGTGCTACTCTTGGTATTACTGGTGGTGGTAACATTCAAAGAAAGAAAGGATACTGGTCTGGAAATGAAGGGTTGTTAAGTTCTACCAACAAACTACAAGATAACGATTACTACCAAGCATTTTCTTATGTGATTAAATCATCTAAAAACCTTAAAGACTATGCGGATACAGTAAAGAGAATTATACATCCCGCAGGTTTCAAATTATTCGGTAATACTCTTTTGTCTGAAATTATGACTGCAGGGGGCACTTTAAGCCCCACACTTAAAAAATATGAAGTACCGCTCAGTGGTCATTATACACCATATAGGTTTATAACCGAAAGAAATCTTAGAGCAAATGGTACTGGTGGGTCTGGTGGAACAGACCTTTACCCAGATGGATACGGTTGGTCTGCAGGTGCAACTGGATTTATAGTTGGAGAAACAGCAAGCGTTGTTCATGCAGTTGTCGGTGGTTCTGGCCCTCTGGGGGGTGTTACTCATAGAAGCGAGAGCATAGGTTCGGGTGCATCACATGGAACTGCTGATTCTCAAGGGCCTGGTGGAACATTCAACGGCCCTCAGGGCAACCAGTGGAATGTTGTGGGTGGTCTTTGGGGAGCATCTGCAATGTCATCTGGTGAAACTGGTTATGGTTCAACACTCGAAGGCGCTGGCTATTGGGAGATTTATTGTCATCCTAATTCTAGAAACATAACTAGTATACCCAACAAAAAAGGTCTTACAACAGATAGACTTTTCTTAACTTCAGTAGAAGGTGACCTAAACGCTTTGGGTGCTTGCGTTGGTCAATTTGATGTGGGTGAATATATAATACAAAAGAATCCTTACTCACAACTAGCCGTAGGTAAAATTGGTGCTGTTGGTGTTGTGGGTGGTATGTTTTATGTTGATGTTAATACCATAAGCGGTGTTTTTCTACCTTATGACCAAGATATGATTGGTGGCTCTGTAGGATTAGCAACTGGAAAGTCTTGGGGTAAAACAGGTTATATAAATAGTATAGGTCATAATGTAGGTTCAACTACTAACTATAACGAGATGAATTATATAACCATCCAAGACTTCTTATTTGGAATAGAGAGATAATATTAATATGGCATTAAAAGCATCACTAAAAACTCATATTTTACAAAAGTTAATAGATGATTTTCGTATAAATTCTGGTAATTCGAATTTCATTTTTATTTCAAGAGGAACTACATGGTCAAATGATAGTTCTGCACCAACATATGTTAATAACACAGAATCATATAATGACTTACATAAGAGATTAATTGCCGCTAAAAGAATTACATCTACTGATGCCTACCTTATGATTCCCAAAAATTCTTGGTCTAGTGGTACTACTTATAGCATGTATACAGATGATGACGATATGTCTGGAATCACATTCTGGGCCACGAATTCAGAAAACAACCTGTATAAGTGCATTTATAACGGTCAAACAGGTGGTAACACATCTGGTGCATTAAATACCTCGGACTCTCCAAGAGGTACATCAAATAACGTAATAACCACTGGTGACGGATATAAATGGAAATTTATGTACAAAGTACCAGAAAACTGGGGCAAATTTGTTACTGATGATTATATTCCAGTCAAAAAATTACCACTGCAAGATGGGGTTTCAGAAAAATTTGATGATGAAAGACAACTACAATACCACGTACAATATAATGCTGTAAATGGTGCTATAGATTATATCGATATTAATAGCACAGGGACTTCATATGGTAATAATATCAACGTAGTGTATACTGATGCAAACCCAGACAACCCAAAAACTATATTAAGAGATGCGGCAACTGGTGAAGGTACAACTGGTACTGGTAAACTCAGAGATGGAGATTCTGATACGGACGATTATTATAATAGTTATTCTCTAAATATTGTTAAGGGTACAGGAGTAGGTCAATATAGAAGGATAACTGATTATGATGGTGATACTAAAACAGTTACTGTAGATAACTGGACTATATTACCAGACACATCCAGTTTTTTCGAAATAATGCCCGAAGTAATTATTGATGGTGATGGTACTGGAGCAGTAGCCAAAGCAACCTGTGATGGAGTTACTCTCAGTGATGTTGAAGTTATTAACAAAGGTAGTGGTTTTACTAGAGCAACTGCAACAATAAAAACTACTAATACTAGTGGGGCAACACTTGAACCAATGTTAAGTCCATATGGTGGTCATGGTTCAGACCCAATCTCCGAAATTCCACCGACTAGACTTATGATTTTAGCCAAGTTAGATAGGGATGAATCAGGCATCACTTCTGGAAAACTGTACAGTGGTTCTTTCCCTTTAAGAAATGATTTTAGACAATATGGTATAATCAGAAATCCTACGTTAGCAACTGGTGATAATAAAGGTAAAATTGCAGGTTCAGAAATAGATTCTGTTACAGACATTAAAATCAGTGCTGCCACGGGTTCTGTTTATGGTGCGGGTGATTTTGTAGAAAATGACATTGTATTTGGAGAATCTAGTGTAGCATGTGGTAAAGTATTACATTGGTTTAGAGATACCGATATTTCAAAAGGTACTCTTAGGTTATTAAATGTGGGTACTAAATTCAAAGTTGGTGAATATGTTGTAGGATTGGGTACTGGTAGCAATTGGTCTTCAAATAACAAAGGTAGTGGTTATGTACAATACCAAGACGAAACGGAAATCACTCAAACTAACAACCATTATAGGTTGACTACTGCATTAGAAATTAGGTCAACTGGAGGGAATTCTGGAGGGAATTCTGGTGACACCTATGGTATTGCCCATAGCAATAGATTTGATTTAGACCAAATTATCATGGGTGCCTCTGGTAGTTCTGCTACTATAATTGAATATATTCCAAGCGGTGGACAAACTGCAACATTATATTTAAGCAATATTGTCGGTAGTTCTGGTGCGGATTATCACGGATTTACTGTAGGAGAAAACCTGTCAGGGGTAACTGTTTCGTCTGTAATAAATAAAATATATATACCAGAGTTTAATAAAGGCTCAGGTCAACTGTTATATATAAATAATGTAACACCTGTCAGTAGACACAATGAACAGGAAGAGGAAATTAAAATTATCATAGACATATGATAAGGAATAACTACTAATATGCCACAAAATTACGATGCACAATTATTTAATAAAACCCCTTATTATGATGACTATGATGAGGACAAGAAATTTCTTAGGTCTTTATTTAAGCCAGGCGTTGCTATTCAAGCACGTGAATTGACTCAACTTCAGACTGTTCTTCAAACGCAAATTGAAAGAATGGGTAATCATATATTTGATAATGGAGCAGTAATCGCAGGCGGTGGTATTGCTGAGTCTAAAATTAACTACGCACGATTAGGTACTGCTGATGCATTGAATACCACTGTATTAAGTAGTTTGGTTGGTCAACAAATTTATGACCCAAATTATGTAAATGGTACTGTATTACATGTACTTAGCGGCTCTACTTTAAGTTCAGACCCTAACCAAGTAGTATTTTACCAATATACATCTAATGGTGCTTTTACAGAAGGTACTCAAATCGGTACTACTGGTCCTGATAGCGTTGGTGTGACTTTTTCGATTGCTAACACAGGTACTACAGCACCGTCAATTGGGGCTGATGCAAACATATTTACAGTAGATAGTGGTATTTTTTATGTTGATGGATATTTTATCAAAAATACGAAACAATCAGCAGTACCATATTACACAACAGGTAATTACAGTGCTACCACTGGTGATAGTAGATATAGAGGGTTTGGAAGTCCAACATCATCTGTAGGTTGGAGTGTTGAAAGAACAGTAGCAGACCACAACTCTGATGTTAGTCTTCGTGACCCATCCGCAGGATTCAACAACTATAATGCGCCTGGTGCAGACAGATATGCAATAAATCTCGCACTAAGCCATATCCCGTTCGACGGTTCTCTTGGAAGTGCTTCTGGTCTTACATTTGATAATAAAGACTTTGTTGAATTAGTAAGAGTGGTGGGTGGTAGTAGTACAAAAACAGTAAAATATACAGATTATGCAGAAATTGAAGAAACCTTTGCTAGAAGGACTTTCGATGAATCTGGTAATTACACAGTTAACGCACCCAAGTTAAGAGTAGTATCTCATGGTTCGGTATTCTCACCTTCTGATGATACAAAATTTGCTGTGGGTGTTGACCCTAATAAGTCTTATGTTGGTGGATTTGAGGTAGATACACAAAGTGTTGCATATCTTGAGGTAGATAAAACTAGAAGTATAGGTGAAGTACCTGCCTATAGTGAAAATCTTGATACAGCACTTGGTAACTATGTATTAGTCAATAGGACAGGTGTGTGTGGTGGATTTGATGGTGCGAGTGCTTCTGAAGCGAACGAATCTGGTATGGCAATGAATAATCAAAGGTCATTTAGCATCTGGACAGATTATTCATTCCCTGGCGCATCAATTGGTTCATGTAATCTTAGAGCAATCAATCATCACCCCACAACAAATGATATGAAAGCATATATTTTCAATATTGGTATGAGTGCCGATGGAGCATCTGCTTTTAAATTTTCCTCTGCCGGATATCTCGTTGCTGATATAGGGAGCGGACATACTGGTGCTACTGGTGTTTGGTTTCAAATTAAATCAGACAGTAGCGGTTGGACTGGACCACACGATGCAGGTAAACGCTCTCTTATATTCCCTGTTGCAAATAATAAAACAATTGGTAAGACTGGGCCTGGTAATGAATCAAAATATAATTCTAAATTTGTAGTACAAAAAACCTCGACAGCATGGTTTGATGAAGATGCGGATGGTGCTACAGTTTCTATGCTTGATTCTAAAGGTTTATTAGATTCAGATAATAACAATTATGTAGTATGGTTCGGTGCAACTGCCGATACAGAGTCAGGTGTGTCTGCTGCCATTTTAAATCCTTCCGAATATAAAATAAGTGTATATGGTGCTGACTCTAGTAATGCTAAATTTGTTTTAAATATTTTGGGTATGTCTGGCCCGGCAGGTGGTTCTACAGCAACTATTACGCATCCAGTGGTTTATGATTCAAACAGGATAACCACTCAGACTGGTCAAAAAGTATATAGGACTCTTACCCAAACTACACAATCTGCTACATCAATATCTACCACAGAAACTGTGTATTTTAATGGTTCTACGGCCGCTAAATTCAACCTGAGTCATGCTCATGTTTATAATGTAACAGACATTACCAACAACGGTGGTAATATTACTTTAAGTGATACAACTCTAGAAGACGGTCAAAGACAGTCTGCATTCCATAGAAGTTCTGTTTATATCCCTGTGTCCTCACTAACCATGGTTAACGAAGAATATGTCTGCCAGTTTGTCTATGACTACTATGCACACTCTGGTATTGGCCCAGTTACAGTTAACAGTTACCCAGATTCATATGAAGATGTTCCATCGTTTAATGACCCAGATAGTGGTAAAATTATGAAACTAAGAGAACATATAGATTTTAGACCTGTACAAAACTCTGATAATACGTTTACAGAATATGGTATACCATTCTTTAAAAATACTAACTCATATTCTAAAATAGGTTATACTTATTATATGCCTAGAATAGACAAAGTTTCACTTTGCAAAGATAGAACATATAGAGTTATAAAAGGTGTACCTTCAATAAACCCACAATCACCACAGACATCTTCTGAAGATATGGATTTGTATTTATTAAAAATCAGACCTTATGTGTTTAACATAGGTAAAGATATCGATGCAAAATATATTGACAACAGACGATTTACCATGAAAACAATAGGTGAATTGGAAAATCAAGTAGAAAACGTTGAAAGGGATAGACATCTAGAATCGATGTATAGCGATGCAATCGCTAAAGGGGCTGGTGTAGAATCTACAACTCTTATTGAAGAAGGTACTCTAATAGATGACTTTAGTGGACATGCATTTAGTGATGTGTCAAACAGAGATAACAACTGCAGTATGGATTTTAAAGACAGAGGACTTAAAGTACCATTTACTACAAATGCATTGAAATTTGACATTAATACATTACCTACAGGGCTAACGTTGACTTCTGGTAGAGTTGTAACTTATGACTTTACAGAAGAAAAAGCACTAGGTGTGTCGTTCGGTACTAGTTCACTAGAAGTCAACCCTTATGGTAACACGGATTTCTTAGGTTATTTAAAATTAAATCCTGCATCTGACTATTGGTACGATACAGAAACCAACCCAGAAGTTTTGGTTAACTCATTTGGTGAAAACAACCAATACCAAACAACAGGGAACGCATGGCAAGCAGGACGGTCCGCAGGTTGGGGTAGCGAATATGGTGAATGGAGAAGTCACTGGTTGGGTTCAGAAGAGTTGAATGAAACCATATCAGTTGCAGACCCTTCAGACAGAAATTATAAACTACCAGTAAAATCAGCAAGGGCTCAACTACCTGATAGAGTTCTAAGAGAATCTGGTGATAAGACAGTGGATGAAAGTGTCGTTCCTTATATGAGGTCGGTGGGTGTTACCTTTGATGCTACTGGTTTATTGCCTGGCTCAACGGTTTATGCTTTGTTCGATGGTATATTAGTGGGTGCATCTGGTACAGGTTATTCAGTTGATGGTCAAGGTGCAGTTAGTGGTAGAGTTACAGTTGATAACTCTTATTTAACAGGTGAAAAGACATTTAGACTAACAAGCAGTAATACAGACACCTTAAGTAGTACAACAACTGCAGCCGATGCTAAATTCTACTCACAAGGTTTATTAAACCATAAGAGTTCTAATGTTATTTCAGATAGACCTGCTATGTCCAGAAGAAAATCTGTTAATAGCGATAGTATTATTAGTGGACCATATTTAAATACAGTAGACGGTAATTATTCTTCTGTTCAAAATGGGTTAGACCCTCTAACACAAGAAATAATTGTGGATGGGGGTGCTTTCCCTCAAGGTGTATTCTTAAGTAGTATTGAATTGTTCTTTAAGAAAGCAGACGCAAGTTTACCAGTAACAATAGACATCAGACCTATGATTAATGGTGCACCACACGATTTCTTGATAGTACCTCACTCAGAAGTTACAGTATTACCAACTACAACCTCAGACGGACCTAATGCCGGACAAGGAACTAAATTTAGTTTTGAATCACCAGTTTATTTACCGCCTGGAAATTGGGCTATCGGTATAATGTCTAATAGTAGCAATAACATATTGTTTAGGGCAGAAGTCGGTCGTGTTTGGTTAGATATAGATGGTACACAAAATTCAAATTCAGATATCTATGGTGGTATCGGATATGGTAATGGAATTCGCCCAGGCAAAATGTTTAAACCTTTAAATAATGGTTCTAGACAAAGCAGTAGTCTTGAAAATGTTACCATGAATGTTCATAGATGTAGTTTCAATGGTGGTTCTTTAAATGCAGACCAAAGAACATTGATATTGGATGCTACGATGGCATCGGGTTCAACAGCATACGGTCATACAACAAACGTTGTTAGCAATGAACAATTATTTACATCAGAAAGTATAAAACCTAATTATAATTTATTTGTCAATGGTGTTGAGTATTCTGGTATTGTACCAAATAAAGACATTGTTTTAGAAAGTGAGCAGATAATAGATGAAACAGGTGATATGCGGTTACAGGTAGAATATGGTAATACCACATCTTCTATATTAACTCCTGTATTAGATATGGATAGGATTGGGTCATTATTAATTATGGATAGATTTTCTTGGTCTTCAATAGGTTCAGATACTGGTTTGGTTTTAGGTGAAACACAGAAAAACTCTGCAGGAGCAGCCACTATTGCAAGATATGTGTCTAAAAAATTGCACTTTGGTAACCAAATTGCTGACGATTTGAGGGTCTATTTAGACATTGCTCGGAATCAAGGACATGTGAAAGTATTCGCTAAGGTAAACAATGACGGGGAAGACTTTAATAACATTAATTGGGTTCAACTATATAAAGATGGTAAAACAGAAAAGGAATGGTGGGATGATACTCAACAAGAAGTGTTAACACCAATAACATTTCAACCAGCATCTGGGACCTCTTTGGGTGAATTCGATGTTTATGCAATTAAAATTGTAATATTTGGTGGTGAGCCTGATGACCAAGGTTCATCAAACCATAATGCCAACGATATACCTACAATCAAAAATTTGAAAGCGGTAGCACTAAAGAGTAGTAGTTAACAAATTGTATAAATACTAATAGGAAAATAGTAAAAAATGGGAACATCGACAACAATACCACCTTCAGGAACAACATCAGACCCAGTATCTAGTCTGTATTTGTCTGATACATTTTATACATGGTATAATAATACCAATGATTTGATTAATAAGGTAAATCCGATTGAGGTTTATACTGTTCGTGGTATTACACACTCTGATATTAATGTAACTTATCAAGCAGGTGGTACTGGAGATTTCGAAGGTGTTACCCTTGATGATTTAGGAAATGGTAACTGGAGAATTGGTTACATCCTTCCAGAGAAAATTACTGGTGGTCATACTTGGTATCAACATGCTGATTTTAAAAAGGGACCATCTGGTCATATTGCAAACAGTTTTTGCGGTAGAACTGGTGAAATCGTTGGTGCGAATACCGTTAGTGGTAGATATCCAGAAATATCTGGTGGTACAGGTAATATTACTGGTTGTGTCATTGAGATTAATAATCTTTTGGCATCAGCAGGTGGTACTATTTCCCTTACTGCGGGTGACATTCCAGGCTCTCTAGCACTTGCTGTTGGGACTGCAGGTTTTGTATTAGGTTCTACTGTGACAGGTTCACCAGTTGCTGAGCCATTTAGGTTATTCAGTGGTTATCACGATGCACTACAGGATGCATTGCACCTAAGAGGGGCTGCGGGTAACACAAAAGGTATTGGTTCTCCACCTAGGGCAGTATTTGGTAGTAGTACAATACCTGCTCACCCAAGCGTTGCTTCAAGTGCTCTAGTGACGGTTGACTCGCTAGGTATGTCTGGTGCTTCATATGACCAACATGGTATAGTAATTCACCAAAACCTCAGTAAAGGGTATCATATTAAGTCCACTGGTGGATTTGGTCTAGCGGCCTCTGCAGGTGTCTACATTGATATCGGTGCAGGTACTGGTGACTTTGTAATCAAGAAATCCGCTGACACCTTCTCTGGGTACACCTCAGGTCAAGAGTTGTTTAGAATGGAACACGACAGCACCTTACACCTAGAGAACATAATGCAGGATTCGACAAGAATACTTGCGCCAGACGCAGGATATTATTTGGTTTCTGACGCATCCAGTAAAATGGTATGGCAGAACGCACCAGAGGGTATATGGGATTATTCTACTGACTACACCACCGATATCAACGGCCGCCTCAGATTGAACAACGTTCCAACACACGTGCTAGGGTCGAGCAACAACCACAAGTTATCTTTTTTTTGGCACAAAAACGCGCCTGGGGGTTACAATCCATGGACTACTATTCGATTGCAAGCAGTTGATACAAGTGGGGACCCTGATGTTTACTACGATATATCTAACGTGGTGACTATGTACGGGAATTCTTCAAACAACGGCAGTGGCTATATTTATGGTAATTTGTTTGGTCACACTGAATTGCTTGTTTCGCCCGATGGTTATAACGGTGATTTCTTTCTCAAATCGGGCAGAGGCTACGGAACGTTGCATTATTATATATGGTCATAACAAAAATGAAAAAAGGTTTAGTTAATAAAAAATATGGCATCAAAAACAATAAAATATAGTTATTTAATAGAAAGTGGTAGGGCGAGTGGCGACACCGAAGATACACCAGACAGCGATGACCTTGCCGCACATGGTGCGAGTACGTATAGAACATATACTGTAGGTGTTGATGATAAATTTGCAAAAGGAGATTCTAAACGAGCAAGAGGCAGTGTGATGGAAGCACTTGGAACATATCCTTATGGAACAGAATATATATTATATGCTGAAGGTGGATGCGGTGATTTTGTTTTGGGTACTACTTGCCAACAGCAAGTTGGTGGTGAAACATTAAATGCAATAGTGACATTATGGGAACACACATCAGAAAGACACAATTTCCCAGTATGGCCTGGTCACACACACGGATATATTCTTGGTATAGCAAATGCTGGTCCGACTGGTGGTACAGGACTCAACGGGCCGACGGGGCCTGGACACAGTGGTGGTTACACAGCCAATAGTGCAGGTACTGGTGGAAAAGTTTTTCATGGTACTACACATGGTTGGTCTGGTGGTGGTTGTTCTTGGGATGTTAGGGGTATAAATAGAGTAATCCTTCCAGATGACTACAGAGATGTATGTACAGACTTCGAAATAGACGCTATCACCCAAGGCATTGATTATACTTCTTTAGTATATAATGAAAGTGGTAATACACTGGATTTGACCAACACCATTACCCACATGGATGAGTTAAAACATAAAATATATAACAACCACACTATTTACGGTACTGCCAATGCGAATTTTTCTATAAGTGGATGTGTAATAATAGATTCCAACGGAGATTCTTTTACTATAAATGCTATTTCAGGTGGAACACCAGATAATGGTAATGTATCTGAGTTTACTACTCTTTATTATCAGTGGTCCATAGCCGATGATGCATTTGATGTGATTAGAGATGGAATTCTTTCTGACTATATAGCAGGAACTGGTGGTAGCCAAGGAGCATTAGATTCTGTTCATAAATTACGAACATTATATGATA